TCATCATTATCAGGAAAGATAATTACTTTACGATTCTTTAATGGTGTCCAATCTTGTTTGTCTAAATTATTTACACCGCCATGCCAAGTACAGGTATCACCATCATAAATACTTTTACAACCCAATAAGGCTTTCTCACCTTCATTGATGATTACATAATCTTCAGGCTTGTTGTTTTCACAATAGATAGGCAATAGACCATCAGGTCTTTTCATGTGCCATTCGTTATTTATTTTAGTGAATGGTGCATATTTTTGTTTGATGAAATGATCTGTAGGAAACCGCATCACACAAAAAGAATCTGAATAACGTGTAAATATTTCTGCTTCATCTTTGAAACGAAACATATCTTTATCAGTGAATTTTCTTGTAGGCTTTGCTGGTTCTATTGCTTTATATTCTTTCAAAAAATCATCAGGATCAAGACCACGATTCTTAATAAATTCTATAAGTCCATAACCTTGACCATTCTCAAAGTCAAAGAAAGTTCCTGATGCTAAGTCTAAGGCAAGTGAGCCTTTTCTATTAAATCTCCAATGAGTAGAAGATTTGCTAGTAGGCTCACCTAAGATTTGCACCGCTATATCAGGTGCGATTTTCTCCCAATCCAATTCCATCTATCATCAAAATGGAATATCACCTGAATCCAATGTATCTAATACAAAATGTGATTCTTTGGTGTCGCCATCCGACTTAGGGAGAAAATCATCATTTTGATTGTCAGATGGCGACTCGCTATACCAATCAGGTATAACAAATTCTGCTGGTCTATCTTTCATACCCACAAATTCAAAGTGTGGTATTGATGTTGCACCTTTACCAATAGAAATACTTTCTGAACCTGTGTATTTAACCACAGGCAATTTACCTTCATTCTCAGGCTTTTGTGTTTCTGCGTAGAAACTAGCACCCATTTCTTGAAAACCTTTGTATTCCCCGAATGAATGTCTTTGCCATAAAGAAACAGGATGTTCAATATTATTTGAACCTTCAACATATTTAGGCAACATCCAAACAGAAAAGGCTTTTTTATATTCTTCGTCAGGTTTAGCTACTGTGCTAAATAAATCTTTCTGCCATACATAGCTATAACCTTCGCCTGATGTATATTTACCCCAACCCATCAACATAGTTGAAGGATCAATCATAAAATAATTAGCGTCTATTCTTTCCTTACCACGATACCAACACTTTTCTTGAAAGTGATGTTTTAAATATGGCGTATCTTCTGAATCAAAAACAAATGGATTATCTGTCATGTGTAATATCTCCTTTAATTAATTTTAAATAACAATGTTTTAAAAACTCCATGTTCAGTTCAACAAAAGGATCAAGGTCTAACGCTTCTTCTTCCTTTACAGATTTCTCTGTTAGATAACGAAGCCAAATATTAGTACAGAAGTCCTGAAAGTGAACATCATCTTCTAAACGATAGTGTCCATTTGTTAATTGTTCTGTCATTGAGTTTTCTCCATGAAGTGCCACCTTAAACTATTAGTTATTTTTTTGTCAATAATAATTGTAAAAAAAATGTTGCAATAGTTGTAATAATAGTTTTAAAATGCACTTGTAATTAACAACTAAGGAGAAAATTATGCAACGTACTAAAAAAATAAATTACAAAGGTTGGACTTTGAAAGGTATAGAATTTACACCTTACAAAAAAGAACCTTTTTGGGAAGTACATATTTATGATAAATATGATGTGCCTTTACAACATTTTTCTAATTATGTAGATACTTGGACAAAAAGAAAAAGGTCTGATTTGTTTACGACAACTTTTATAGGTTGGGAAGATGCAAAGGATTTTATTGATTCAATTGAAGCACCTATTTCTGAAATGAACTCTAAATCAGACTATGTAAAAAAAGCATTGTATGAATCTACAACTAAATTTCCAAAAGATGTAGATTATTATATTTAAGGAGAAAACAATGAAAGCACTAATAGTTAAATGGCAAGACACCAACAAATATGTCTTACACGTTAAGTCCAACAATGATCTTTTGCTGGAAAGAAAAAAACAAGAACATGACCACTTGCATCCTAAGATTGTATCTTGGGATGAATGGGAACTAATACAGGCTTGTCAATGATTTACAAAGTACAAGATAACTGCATTGAAGGTTATGAAGGTAATGTATTGGTATCTTTGCTGTACATTACCGACCCTGTTGCAAGGGCAAAATATATTTTACAATTACACAATTCAGGAGAATTATCACAATGACATTCACAAAAGAAGAATTAAATCAACTTCATGGAGATGTAAAACACAATTTAACAATTGTTCGTGGATTACAGTTAAAAAAATTTCGCAAAAATTCTTGGACACCTCAAGATAAAGAAAGAGTAATAAAAAGGGAAATTTTCTTAAGAACAATTTTAGAAAAGATAGAACATTTACAGGGAGAACAAAAACAATGAGAGAGCCTAAAGACTTAATCATCTTATTATTAATTGGCATCATCTTGGCTTTTGTTTGGAACTTGGAGATTTATTTAGTATGAGCCACCCTGTTAATGACGAAATACTAGACCGCCTAAGAGAAGAAGGTGAAGCATTGGGATATACAGGAGAAGTATTAGAAAAATGGATATGGATGAAGTTTCATCAATTACCTGAAGGAGAATAATATGAAATTTAATTTGTTTGATTACATGGGCGATATTTTATTTAACTTTTATGAAAAGAATGGATTAGAGCATTGTTGTGCTTTAGAAAGCAGAATATGTGGAAACTTTAACAATAGAGAGCAATATTTGTTTTTATTAAGGTTTTCTGAAGTTTGGGAAAAAGTTGAACAAAGAGAATCTAAAAAAAATAAATATAAATGAACACTTTAGAATTATTTGCTGGTTCAAGAAGTTTTAGCAAAGTTGCTAAAAAATTTGGACATGAAACATTCACTACAGATATTGAGCCATTTGAAAAGATAGATGTGGTTTGTGATGTTTTTGACTTTGATATAGATAAAATGCTTTTTGAAGAATATGGAATACCTGACATCATTTGGGCAAGTCCACCTTGCACTTTCTTTTCTGTAGGATCAATTGGCAAACATTGGCACAAAGACCATACCCCAAAAACAGGAGAAGCATTATATGGCATGGAGATAGTAGAAAAGACAAATGAGATAATTGATATTATAAAACCAAAATATTATTTTATTGAAAATCCTCGTGGCAAATTAAGAAAGCTACCAATTATTGAACAGCATCCATATCAAAAAACTGTTACTTATTGTTCTTATGGTGATAACAGAATGAAACCAACTGATATATGGACTAACTTTGATTTTGAAACTAGACCAATGTGCCATAATGGCAATCGAGATTGTCACCATGAACCAGCACCACGTGGCTCACGAACAGGCACACAGGGATTAAAAAACAGTTATTTAAAATCACAAATACCTTCAACATTGTTTGAAGATATTTTTATGGAGATAGAAAACAATGAAAGAAGATCATAAAATGAAAAATTCATGGGAAGCCATGAGCAAGGCAAGGACAGCAAAATATCAAGCGTATAAAAAAGATGTCATGCCAATTATCAAGGAGATACAAGCATCAGGTGTTAAATCTTTACAAGGTATTGCTGATGCTTTATCTGATAGAGAAATCAAAACTAGATATGGCAAAGATATTTGGCATCCCTCGCAAGTAAAGAATTTATTGGAACGATGATTCCTTTTCCAAATAAAAAATACAATATTATTTATGCTGACCCAGCATGGCATTATGATAAAAGAAATGAAGGTAATAGAAACGTACAAAATAAATATAGCACTTTAAGTTTTGAAGATATTTATAATTTGCCTGTAAAAGAAATATCTGCTGAAGATTGTATTTTGTTTTTATGGATTACTTATCCAAAACTTTTAGATTGTATAAAAACAATCGATAGTTGGGGGTTTGACTACAAAACTTGTGCTTTTAGTTGGATAAAGAAAAATAAAAAAGCAGATAGCTTGTTTATTGGCATGGGAAATTGGACAAGGGCAAATAATGAAATTTGTTTGTTAGCAACAAAAGGTAAGCCAAAAAGAGTTTCTGCTTCAGTAAGACAAACTATAATTAGTCCAATAGAAGGTCATTCAAAGAAGCCTGATTGTGTTAGAGATAGGATTGTTGAACTGTGTGGAGATTTACCAAGAATAGAATTATTTGCAAGAGAGAAAACCGAAGGTTGGGATGTTTGGGGAAATGAAGTTTAAAAAGAAACTAAGACTGCGACTTAATATGTCGCATGATTCTGTTTATATTGACTTTGATGATTTTAGATGTGTCTTTAAAGAACATGGCATTACCTGTGTTTATGTGGTTGGTAGAGAAGAACCGATACAATGCAGAGATTCTGTTGATGAAATATCAGATCAAGTTTGGCAACATTATGAGCAAAGTTAAAAGAACCTTTAGTTCTGCGGTAAGGCAACCATATCAAGATGCCATAGGTATCATTTTGAAGGTCATTGACTATCACAACGAACAAGCTAGAAAAGATTTTGCCAATGCACAATTTCATAGCAAACAAGCAACTGCCCTAAAATT